GTATTAACTGTGTATTTAAAAGTGGTTAATGTACCTTCATAAACAGGAATATTTGAAAATTGATAAACACCATTTAAAGGTGTTAAAGTGTGAATTTGGTTTGTAACAAATTGATAAGAGTTTCCACTTATACTAGATGTAAAAATTGTTCCTTTAGACATTGTAACTGAAGCTCCTGAAGCATTATTAATTAAAATATTTAAACTAGCTGTAGGAGATTTTGCTGATGTAGGAGTATAACCTAACATCTTAGCAAGTGATACTATATTTTTTCTTATGTCAGCACTGTCTAAGTACATTTCATTTGCCAACATGTTAGCATTGAAACCTAGGTAATGTGTATTGTATGCTAATAAATCTAAAAGAATGGCAAAACCGGATCCTTCGAAATTATAATCCTGAAATTCTGATTGTGATTGTAAAAACGTTTTTAAATTTGTTTTTATTGAATCAAAATCTAAATCTGAAACTGTTAATTTATTACTTGCCATTTTATCTTAACCTTTGTAAAAATGTTTCTACTACTACCGGATCAGATATATTCTGAACATAAAAATAAAGAGAAAGCTTTAATCTATTTCTATCCGGATCATCATCTAAAGAAATATCCTGTAAAGATACTCTTGGTTCATATCTATTGATAACCTCAGCTATCTTTCTTTTTAAAAATATACCAATAATCGGTGTATAATTTTCAAAAAGTAATTCTCTAATACCACAACCCAACTCTGGATGAAATGGTCTCTCATAAAAATTAGTTTGAACTAAATTTTTAACACTTCTTTTTACAGCGTCAACATCTTCTATTCTAGTTACATCATTTGTAACTGGATTTCTAGTAAAATTTAAATCTAAATCTTTATAGATTTTATTACTTCTTTTACTTTTGTTTGTAGATGATGCGTCATATGCTGCCATAGTACCAATATTTATACGTTATTAACCAGCATTTACGTTAGAACTTCCAGTAGAGGCCGCATTAGCCACCCAACTACCATGACCACCAGTTGCGTCACCAACTCTATGAATAGCTATGCCATTCACTTTCACTGTAGAACTACCTGCCACCGCAGGGTCACCGCAACTTGTAGCGTCACCTACTCTTATTGAGGCAGCGCTGTTTATTGACACATTCGGAGATCCACCTGTATATGCCGTTTGATGAAAAGGATTAGGTGTAGGGCTGGCATGACCAACATGAACATCTAAACCTGATCTAACACATGCCGGCATTTATCTTACCTTATTAGCTTTTAATTCTGCTCGTTTTTTCTCTGATATGATTGCTTGTCGTATTCTTCTACCAATTGGTATTAATACGCTATGACACATTTCTTTACCTTTTTTACTGATATATTTGACACTAATCATTCTGTCTTTAAAATCTGACTGTACTGATCTTATAGCCTTCTTTAAACTTATTGTTTCTTTTTCTCTTTCTTCACCTGCTTCATTCCAAAACTTAAACATTCTCATTTTACTCATTTTATAACTCCATTAATTATTATTATCGTATTTTACTTGATCTTTCCAAGAATCGTCTGATTCGTTGTGTCGGCAATTAGTACAAACTTCAGTTTTTTTCTTTTCACCATAATTTACATACTTTTTTTCGCCACAATGACATTTATATCCACAATTTTGACAGTTTTTCATTATATTATTATTTATATTAGAAATTACAACGTAATTGAGCACCAGTTTTATTAAGATAAACAGATTTTGTACTTGATTCGCTCTTTTTTTCAATATTTACTGAAACTTTTGGTTTCATATGACATTTTTTGATATTTTTACTACATGATGTGAACAAAACCAGAACAAACACTAAAAATAACGCTTTTTTTAACATTTTTCTTTTATTTTTATGCCACTTTGGCTTGACTTTCAGCTATTTATAGTGTATTCTATATGTATATTAATAAGAAAAACAAAGGACAAAACACTATGAAAAAAGAAGTAAATAAACACAACATTTCATTAACACTATTAAAAAAATTAAATGTTGCAAAAAAAGACTACGACAAAGTAACTGAAATAAAGTATAATAGTGACTTAAAAATACAAATGCCTGTGTATGAATATAAAAAACCTAGTTATACGTATAAAAATACAATAAGAACTTTTAAGAGAAGTAAATCTTTTAAACAATCTTTTGCTCCGACAGACGCAAAAATATCGTCTATCTATTCATCATATCAAAACTCATTTAGAACGAATGATGTTGATAAACATATCAGTAAATATTCAAAAGAAGATAAAGCTTAAAACCAGTACAAAACCAGAACAAAATAATTTATTTAATGGCTTGACTTTAGTCACCAATATGATAGGATATACACTAATGACTAACACTAACAAAGGACAAAACACTATGACAATACTTACTAACAACTTTTATACTACTATGAATAATGTTGATTCTCAACTACATGAAGTTGCGAAAATTCTTAAATCGTTTAATTCAACTTTAAATGTAGAAGATTTAATGATTAATGTTTATGAGAACATTGAAAGAAATATTTTTACACAACTTAAAGATGAGAACTTTAAAAAATTACAAAAAAACAAAGACAACACAATTGTATCTTAATTAAGAAAAGAACTACACTAATGATTAACACTAACAAAGGACAAAACACTATGATAACAATATTAGCCACACTAGGTACTTTTTTAATGGTCTTCGCCGTTGGTTCGGTAGAAGCAGACAACTATATGATTGGGTTTATACTCGCTCTATTAGGGGTATCGTCTTTTGTAATGACCATTATGTTACAAGAAAAAAATGAACCAATTAAACTATACTATAAACAATAAGGAGAAAACACTATGACACCAGAAAAATATAACGATTTGAGAATACAAGAACAACAAGGTCAAATTATGGCTGATGAAACTGTTAAGTCTATTCAATTGAGAAAAGATATAATGAATATGGCATTAGCCGAAAGTGCTACTGATTGTACTATTATGTGTGGTACATTGTTTGCTAAATTCAATGTTTCTATACACGAACAAATGGCAAATAATCTAAAGACAACTTTACAGACTTTCTTTGATAAAAGAAAAGTAAATGATTGTTTAGTTAAAATGTCAGGTACATTACCCGATAATGAATATGCTTATGACTTTGTACCAGTTATAGATTTTAGAATGGAAGGAGTAGGAATATAATGATTACAGTAAATAAAACAGCAAAGACTTTAGAAGAAGGTATTACTAACATGACAAATTCTATGGTAGAAGACTATGGTAAAAACTTTGGTCGTAGTGATAGTGCTGAAGTTAAAAATAAAATGTGGAAAGAATACGCTGATGGTTTTAGTAATGATGTTGGCCAAAAGTTTATCAAAGTTGTAAATAACGGTGGTGTAAAAGCCTTTATCGTTAAAAAAGATGATGGTAAATTTCTAATGGGTGATATATTAAAAGCTGCCAGTTGGAAAGCACCTGCTAAGAATAGTGCCAGAGGTAATGTATTAACAGGCAACTACAGAATACAATGGACAGGTCCATTATATTTAAAATAGAACATTACCAGAACAACTTGGCTTAAAAATCTAGTAAAATGAACAAAAAATAATGGCTTGACTCCTATGGCCAGTATGATAGAATATACGTATATTAACACTAACAAAGGACAAAACACTATGATACTACTAACTGAAATAAACAAACAATTATCAAGTCTTAATGTTGAAGATTTGAATATTACAAAAGATTATATTACTGATCTTATTAAGACTAAAGTTAAATCAATGATGAGAGTCGGCATGAAAGTTAATGTTGTTCAGAAAACTAAAAAGACACCTGGGGTTATTACTAAAATAATGAAAGCCAGATGTCTAGTTAAAATAAAAGATATGACTTATAGAGTACCAATGTCAATGTTGGAGGCAGCATAATGAAAAAAGGAAAATGTAATGTGTGTAGTAAAGTATTTACACCAAAGAAAGATGTTTCTATTAGAGGTAAACTAGGACCGATACCTGTTGATCTATGTAAAGGTTGTTTGCCTAAAGTATTGAAACATGATGAATTAAGTTTAACTGATACAAGGAGATAATATGAAATACGGTGATAAAATTATGAATACTGATTACTACCAAAAACTAAAAACAACTGGTAATAGTCTTGCTAAAAAATACTTATCTCACCCTTTAGAGTGTAGTATTGCCAAAGGTATACCAATAAAGTATTTACCTTTGTTTAAAGAGTTTAGTAGAAAAGTTAAAGGTTTAAGAATTAGATATAGAGGCAATTCAAAGCCTGGTTATAGAAGACCTAGGGACTTTGTCCATATGGCTTACGCCGATACATTTGCCATCTATACAAGATGAAAATAGATTTTTACTTAAAGTGGATTGCTACAAGTCTATTGATTATAGGAGCCGCCCTTAATTCACTAAACATTTATCCTTATGGACCTTTAATGAACTTAGCTGGTGGTGGTGTATGGTTGATTGTTGCCTTAATGTGGAGAGAAGCTGCCTTAATAACAACTAACATAGTTTTGTTTGGTGTTACCGTTATAGGTTTAGTTTACACATTTTATTTTTAAGCAGGCGTAGCTCAATTGGTTAGAGCGCTGGTTTGTGGAACCAGAGGTTGGTTGTTCGATTCAATCCGCCTGTACCAATTTGTTTTTGTAATGAGAATAAGTGAGAGGTGAGTTGTGTGGAGGTACCCACCTCTCTATGATAGACCTAAGTCTATCGGTGTGGTACATTTATTTATACAACTGTTACCAGTTGTTTGTGGATTTTGTTGTAAGATGACCTAGCACTTTACCCTTATGTGGGCCATGTTTCACTTTGTAACCAGTTGTTCCGTTGCCATAAATTTCAACTTCTTTTCTGGCACTAAACAAAACTTGTTCTTTTTTCTTTAGGTCTATACTTTTACTATGTTGCTCTAGTAATTTTGTATGTCTTGTCATAACACCCTCCTTTTAATTGTTGGGTGCGTTCCTTCGCTTTCGCTACTTCCGTCTATAATAGATGAACGTATTATTATTTATACAAGGTATGTCATTGAAACATACCTCATATGTGATTATTACTTGACTTGTGTAATTGCCTCTTGTGGATTAACAAGTGGTACTAACCCTCTGTCAGTTAAGTAACCTCTACTACCAATTGCTCTTTTTGAAGTAAACTCTTTAATG